ATTAATAAAACAAAATAAAGAAAGAGATGCTTCTGATTTAGTTCCATTAGATGTTATAGATAATATGATTAAAAAAATAGAAATACCAGAATTAATTGAAACTTTTGACTTAAATATATATATAAATTAATATTATGATTGATAAAGAAAAATTAGAGAGATTGTTTAATAAAACAAAAGAAGCAGCATTAATCCATAAAGAACATTTAGATGAATTAACAACAATTATTGAAGAATCAGAAAAATATGGATATAATATTTTAGTAACAGAAATAAGTGATGTTGAAAACACATTAATTAAAGCTCAAGGAGATATTAATTTTTCAGATTTTTTAATTGAATTAGATAAGCATAAATATTATCCACCTTTAACTGATAAGGAATATTTAGAATACAAAGAAAAAGGAAAATTTTAAATGGGTTAAACACTTAAATCATATAATATAAAAATAATTATGGAAAATATAGAAATAACAGAATCAATGAGAAAATGGTTTAAAGATAAATTTAATAATGAGTGGGAAAAAATTGATACCGATATTGATTTCTCAAAACATATTCCAATTGAGGAAACATCATCATTACATGTAATACAAGATACCTATATAATTGATGATAAAAAATATAGATTATCATATCCAATTTCAGATTCAACAACAAAACCAACAATTGAAATATTAATAAAATAAGAGTATGGAAATTTATAAAATGATAAATGTTAATTCTAATAAAAAAAAATTTGCATCAATAGAACAATTAAAGAAATATGTTAAAGATAAAGGAGTCGTTCCTTTTGATTTTAGTTCTGAAATTATAATCGAAAAATCTATAATATCAACACTTAAAATACAAGTTAAACCAAAAAAAATAGACAAAGAACATATTATATTATTTTTAAAAAAAATGGTTACAGACATTAAAAATGGTATTGAGGTTTATTCATCTAATGTAGATATGTTTTATTCTCAATGGTTTAGTAGTAATTTAATTAATACTAATTTAGGTGATATATTAAATTTATTACCAAAAAAAAGGGAAGACCAAAAAGAATATGATAAATATTATTACATCAATCAAATAGATTTAAAAAAATTCACAATAGATACATTACAATATATAATTGATAATTATGATAATATCAAAGATAAAATCACATTAACTAAAAATATTACTGATTATAAAACAGCACATTCTTATGGAATTAATATTTGCGGTTTTGTGATTATGAAAAGAAAAGAAGATATAATTGTTGATAGTTCTCCTGTGGTTGGAAGAAATGTGAATCATATAGCATCATATATTTTAAATAATGAGGATATTGATAAAATATTAAAATGGAAATAATATGAATATTATAAATGAATTAAGATTAGGTAATATTGTGTTGATTGATAATATTATTACAGTAATAAATATTGATTTTTTTAAAAATTACAATAAAAAAATTAAAATTAAAGGGATAAAATTATCAGAAGATTTAATATTATCTGCATTAAATTTTTATAAACAAGAAAATGAAAGAGGGGAATCACCATACTATTTCAGTCAAATAGATATGGGGGCATATTATAGTTTTAGTGGTCTTTATATGGAAAGGAAAAAGTTTTGGATATTAGGTGGTTCGTATCCACAAATAAAATATTTACACCAATTACAAAATGTTTATTATTGGTGTGTTGGTGAAGATATTATTATAAATTTAAAAAAAATAAAATGATACAAGATACATTAGAAAAAGCTTTAAATAATTTGAAATTAAAATCAGAATTAGAATTAAAATCAATAGCTAACAATAAAACAGAATTAGATATTGATAGTATATTTACTGATTTTGAAAAATATTTTAAATATAAAGAAAAAATAAATCGAATACACACAGAAAAACATATTCCAGAAGAAATATTACCAAAATATATTTGGGAGGAAATAGAAACAGATTTTGATTTTTCGAAACTTGTTATTTTTGAAGAAACAACAACCCTTAATACATTAGAACAAATATATATTATGTATGGTAATACATATAGGTTAACATATTCATTATCAACTCCAAAAATATTACAAAAAATTGAAATATTAATAAATAAATAAAGATATGAAATTTTACAAGATAGAGAATAATAAAGAGATAGAAATAAAAACGAAATCAAAAAACAATCGTTATTATAATAGATATACTTTACGTAATGAGTTGGGTGAAGATAATAAAGATATTAATTGGTATAATTCAATATATAGTAAACCCAATTTTACATATAAACCAAGACGACATATATCATATTATATCATAATGGGTGTAGTTATTATATTTCTTGGTTTAATTTTTTTTCTAGCTAATATAGTATCACTTTATATCTCTATGATAATATCTCTTTTAATATTAATTACAATAATATTAAAAGATGTTATTGTAGATAATAACTATTTAAAAAGAGAATCAGATGATTTTAATAATTTAAAAATAAAAGAATATAAAGATGAATGGATAAATAAAAATTCTAATGGTAAGCGATTTTTAGTTTTTAAACAAATAGATTGTGATGAAGACCATAGGGTATTAGAACTTACTAACACCGAATATATTAGATTAAAAATACATAGATATGAAATAGATAATTTTATTAATTTTATTGATGAAGATTATTTATACACAGAATTATATAATAAAGCAGAATACTCTTTATATGTTGATTTACCAAAAGAAGATTATTCAATATATGTTAATGTCTAAAATAAATAAAAATATGAAACAAGCAAAAATAGGAGTATCCGTAATAATATTAAGAGAAAATAATAATAATAAAGAAATATTAATTGGAAAAAGAAAAGGTTCACATGGTAGTGGTGAATATTCTGTTCCTGGTGGTCATTTAGAATATGGTGAAACATATAACGATACGTGTTCACGAGAATTAGAAGAAGAGATTGGTGTTAGTTTCGACTCATATACTAAATTAGGTTTTAGTGAAGATTTTTTTGGAGAAAAACATTACACTACATTATATTTTTTAGCTGATAATGTTAATCCAAATATAAAAGTAAAAAATTTAGAACCAAATAAATGTGAAGAATGGATTTGGTGTAATATTAATAATCTACCAAAACTATTTTGTGATACAAATAATATTATTAAAAAAACAATTATAATTTAAAAAATATGTTTACAGAAAAATTTAAAAAGTATAAAAAAGCATTTGTTTTTGGTACTGGTGGAGGAAATGATATAGTTAGTGCGATTATACCAGCATTACATTTACAAAAATATGGTATAAAAACAGATATTGGTGGAGTATTATCTCCGGCTGCAAAGCATATATTTAATGGTTCACCAGAAAAAGTAATCAACCCTATATTAGATGCTAAAAGATTCATAGAAACTTCAGATGGATTAAAAGAGATTAGTTTTATAGATAATTATATACCAAATGCAACAAAAGGTATAATTGATGCTGACTTTTATGATATATCTATTAGGTTTGGTACAAAAAGTTTAGTTTCAGAATTTAATAAATTTATTGAAGATAATGGTTATGATTTAGTTGTAGCAGTTGATGTTGGTGGTGATATTTTAGGTGATGAATCAGATCCACATTTATTATCACCAATGATGGATTTCACATCATTATATTTATTGAGAAATTTAAAAGTAGATAACTACCTTATAGAATTTGGTGTTGGTACTGATGGTGAATTAAGACCAGGAAGAATAGAAGATATATTATATAATGATTTAGTCAATCATATTTTGAAAATATCAGATATAAGAATTGATGATGATGAAGTTATAAAATTTAAACAAGTCTTCGATAATATTAAACATATTAGAACTGGTCACACAAACGTAATGTTATTAAAAACATTACAAACATCCGATGATATTATAACAGAATATAGACATAGAACTATTATTGATGAAAAAAAATGGCATCATAAATTCATGGTAATTTTAAAAAATGAATATCATGGTAAAGTGTGGTTGTTTGATGGTGCTGGTGTATCAATTCAGAGGAAAAAAACTGCATTTTCATATAGATCACCAACAGAACAATTACTCAAATTAAAAAATATATGTCCATATTGGAAAACAGAATTAGATATGTTTACGGTTGATGGTATATATCATTTAACACCATCTTTGATGATAAATCCAGATATTAGGAAAGAAATAATTGATAAATCAAAACATAAAAATTATATTATAAATAAGCATAATTTAGATAATCAAACTAATTAGCCTATAATGAATATAAATAATAAAAGAAGCCATGGAAATAAAAGAAGAAATTAAAGAAAAAAACTCAACCAAAAAAGATTCACATATCCCAATTAATATATGGGATGATTATTATGAGGATGGTTTTGTACCAAAAGGAGAAAAAAATGAAACGTTTATATATGTTGAAGTTAACGAACAAACATTTACTGATATAGAAAAAAAAGATATTTTGATTTTTTTAAAAAATAAAATAGATTCATATAATTTTCCAATAAAAACTAGAATTTTCATATATGATACAAAAGTTCAATATCCAAATTTAGATTTTGAAGAACTTGGGCTACAACATTGGAATAGACCAGAAATTCGAGTAGAAAATTTAACACATAAATTAAGATTAGAATTATTAGAATTATTAAAAGAATCAAAAATAGAATATAGAAATTCACATTTCTTTTTTTATTCTGAATCATAAAACAACATTATATGAAAATAGAATTTCCAATCCAAGATAAACCCACAAACAGGGATACTTTTGAAACATCATTTGTGACAAGAGCAACAATAGAATTATTAGCAAACAATGAAATTGGAGAAATAGAAATATATCTCGAAATGAAATGTGATAATTCTGATTGCTTTAGAATTGATATGTGGATAGGTGAAGTAAATGAAAATAATATAAAAATAAATGATATACCAGATGATGTAAAACAAACAATAGAGGTATATATATTATCGTTGGAAGATTAATGGAAAATAAAAAATTAAAAACCATATTAATTGAATTATATGAAAATCGTTTAAAAGTTGCAATAAAAAATGAATATTACTTATTAGCTGATAAATATAAACATATTCTTAATAATCTTAAAAAAACCGATTTAAAATAATTAAATCGGTTTTTCTTGTATAATATTTTTTAATTTTAATTCTCTAATAGTATTTATATCATCAAAATATTTTATATTTATCCACCTCATAGTATCATGATCATCAATTATTTTAATTAATACTTTAATTATAGGAATGGTATAACAATTAATATCTAATATTTTATATTCATTACAATATGTAAAACTATTAAAACTATTAAAACGAGAATATTTATGTGTATAAATAACATATTCCCCTATATTTTTTTGATATATATTTTTCATTACAATTCCCAAAAATCATCTATTTCAGTATCCATATCATCAATATCTTTTTCTATGATATTAGTTACAATATTATTTTTTATATCATATTCTTCTTCATTCTCTTCAATTTCAGGTATATACTCTATTTTTTGGTTAATGATTTGGTTGAAATGAGATACCATATTTTCATATACTAAATCAGGCATATGAATAGGATCCAATATTATTAATTTTTTATTAAATATTATGTTTTCTTTTATAATATCCCTATATAATGTTGATTTTATTTTTTTATAATATAATACAACATCTATTAATTTTTCTATAAAAATCGGTGAATTAAAATCAATTTCTTCTGGGTTTATTTCTTTATATAATTTATAAAGAGATTCAGCTCCAGTTTCACCAATACCTCTACCATTAACATCATATTTTTTATCCTTTATCTTTATTATAGATGGTATATTATCTGCGGTATCACCATGTACTAATTTTACAAATAATATTTTTTCTGGTATGATAGTTGAAACTTTTGTTTGTTGTAATAAAGATTCTATATAATACCCAAATTCTGAATCATTGTTAGGACTAAATATATTATTATCTGGTGAATTTATTAATTTATCTAAAAAAAGTTGATAGTCTTTTGGTAAATATAATCTTTCATCAGAGAATTTATAATTCCATTGGAAATTAATAAATAAATCATTTAAATCAAATTTAAGTAATTGTTGTAAATCTCCATCACTAGCAACCAAAACATTAGAATAACCATCTTTATTTGATGTTGTAATAATATGTGAAATAAAGTCATCACCTTCTAATCCAACATGTTCTAATATTTTAACGTTTGGTTTTTTTCTTAATTTTTCTTTAAATAAATCATATGTTTTAAATACATAATCCCAATCAATATTTTTATCTTTTTTCCTTTTTCCTTTATAATCATTATATATTTGTTTTCTCCAGTTATTTTCTTTTGAATCAGAAACAAAATATCTTTTATTAAAAGGATATGATTTACTTATTCTATTATAATCTTTTAATAATAAATCTTCTAAATCTTGTATTGATTTAAATTTTTGTAAAATAAATACATTTTTATATAATAGATATGAACCATCTATTATTAAATTTACCTTTACCATCTTTTTGATTTTATTTTTTATAGTAATAAAATCATAAAATGTTTAATTTAATATTCATCGAACATGTTAAAATTTTCTAATTCATTCATCATCTGGGCTATTGATAATTCTTCTGATATATGTGTGTATCTCACCAATATCAAACAAATCATCCAATTCAATATCTCCATCATATTCATTTCCTACATCACTATTTGGATCAAATATTTTTGTTAATTCATCATAAATTATATTAATATTATCATCAATAAGTAATATATCCATAAAGAAATATATTATATCGCCAATATACCATTTTATAGTATATGCTGTATTATAACTAAATTTTTCAATTACATATTCATCAAAGCGTATTAATTTATTATTGTGGTTATTCTCTCTAATAATTTTATGTAATTCCTCTTTTGTGTAAATTTTAATTAAAATTTCCCATTTTTCGATATTATTCATATTATTGCTAAAACTAATACCATCTTTAATATAATTATCTGCGGCTATCCAACTAGATAATACATCTAATAATCTACTTGAATTTAATGTATCTGTTTCAATTTCTTCATATTTATAATTAAAATAATTCTTTAATAATAAAATTAATGGTAGTATATCTTTTTTTTCCTTTGTATAATCAATAATAACTTTATTAAAATAGTCTAGTTTTTTTTGTTTGTGTTATTTAATTCATAACCCCAAGAAAATGCTCTCCATGTATCTAAATTATCGAACTTATCTTTTATTTCTTCATCATCATATATAGGTTCATTTATCTTAGGTCTAATATTTATTAATTTAGAATATAACTCTTTATTTAAATCATTTGGATTAAAATCTTCAACTCTATCATATTCACCACCAAATCCTAAAAAATTTAATTCAGTATCACATAATAATTCAACTATATATTTATGGTATGCTTTTATTGGTTTTTTATTATTTTTTCCTTTCATTTGATATATTATACCACTATTTTTATCCCAAGAAGCTGTAATATGTGGTTGTTTTTTCCTATCTCTAAGACTAATCAATGTACCTTTAGATGTATTACCACAATGACCCATAGCATTTGCTTCTTCACTGCAATATGATTCATTTAAATCTATCCAATAAAATCCATCCTCAAATTTCTTTATTATATCTCCATATTCATTATATATTTCACCACCAGCTTTTAAACTATTATGCCAAGTTTTCGATTTTTGTAATGCATAATCAAAATTATTTTTAGTTATATTTTTTCTTTCATCTGGGGTAATATCTAAGGAAACAATATAATCATTAATATATTGAAAATCAGATGAATATTTCTTCCATGTTATATTACATTTTTCTTTTAATTTATTAGACATATTAATAAAATCACTTTTATTTATTTTTATGTCTGGGTATTCTTTAATAACCAATGTAACAAATTGAGATGCAAACCATATAGATAATTTGGGGTTCATTGAAATTAATTTTTTAATAATAAATTTATTATTAAAAAATTTTTTTATTTTTACCTCTATTTTTACGTTTTTTTATTTTTCGAGTATAAGTGTATAACTTTTATAATTTTTCATGAAAATTTAATATATTATTTTTTTATATATATATAAATTATGAAAAGACTTAAATATTATAATGATATAATAATAGAGAATAATTTATTAGAATATGATAAATTAAATATCATATTATATGATCAATATAATAATAAAATATTTGAATTTGAAAACATAAACAATTCAATTATTGGATTCAATTATATAGTGGATGGTGATGATGAATATAGTATAGGAAATAATATAATTTCAGATTTTGAAATTATAACAGAATATAATTTTAATGAATTTTATAATTTGATGATAGAAATATTTAATAATTATGAATGTTTTTTAACTATAAGTGATAACTGGGTTAATTTTATTTATACTAATTTTAATAAACATTACATAGAAGAATTAAAAAGGTTAAAAAATATGAATAATAAATCAACTTTTTGCAAATATATTATTGATGAATATCAAAAAGAAAAATCAGAAGAAAAAATAATAGAAGAATTTAATATATGAAATATTTATATGAATATAATTCACTATCACAGTTACAATATTGGTTTGGTGATTCTAAAGTAGTAGATGAATATAATAAACCATTGGTTGTTTATCACGGTACGTCAAGTATCATCACGGAATTTGATGATAGATGGTGTGGTGATAATACGTGTAATAATGAATATGGGGCATTTTATTTTACAAATAATAAAACAGTAGCAGAAGATTATTCAAGACAATCTTTTTTAAGAAGATTTGAAGATTTGAATTATACTGAAAAAAATGATGCTGTAATAAATATAATGGAACTTGGTTATAGTGAAAAAGAAGCAGAAAAAATGTTTGATGATATACCAGTAGCAGCAGAAGAACAAATAAAATTTGTATCTGTTTATTTAAAAATAGAAAACCCATATATAATAGATGGTCATGGGGAGTTGGCTAATATTGAAAAAACGCAAAAAATAATAAATGTTTTAAAAAATGGAGCATTTGAAGAGGATGTGTGGTATGATATATATGATACTATATCCCACAATGAAGAAGATATTGAAGATAATAGAGAAGATATTGAAGAAACTGCTAGAAATAATTATAACTTAGAAGATGATGATGAAATCGAAGAATATATGTTTGATGAAGCATTAATAGAGGTACTTGGTGATCCAGAAATTAATTATGATGGTATAATTTATAAAAATTGTATTGATGATATATCTGATAAATCATCAATAATAAACGATGTGTATATTATATTTAATGCAAATCAAATAAAATCTATAAATAGTAAAAACTTTTCCACATATACTAATAATATTCATGAAAATAAAATAATAATAAACTATGAATTATTTGAAAATAATAAAAAATTAGAATTTGTTGATGAATATATTATTGCTTCTTTTAAAGAAATAAATTATCCAGGAATATCCAAAAATCAAATAAAAATATTTAAGGATTTTTTAAATAAAAATATTGGATTATGTACTGGGATAGAAAAAAATTGGCAACAAATAATAACAGTTAAATTTTATTACCATCCATTAGAATTAGGTAATTATTTTACAGAAAAACACGAAGCTAGAATTAGAATAGATTCGATAAAATATCACGATAAAAACATAGATATAATAAAACAAAAATTATTAGTTGATAATTTTAATATATAAAATATGAAATATTTAAAAACATTTGGCTTATTTGAAAAAAAAATATTTACTCCCCCACCTAAACCAACAGAAAAGGAGTTGAAAATACGGTGGGATAAAAAACGAAGTGCTATAAAAAATTTAAGTAAAAATATATCTAAATTAAAAACACAAATAACTAAAGATTTATCTAGTTCAGATGAAACTACGGTTTTAATAGCAACTATATCTAAAATAATAGAAATGACTGGTGAGCGTGTAGGTAATGATAATTCAGCACAAAATGGTCATCATGGTATATCTAACTTTCAATCAAAACACGTAGCGATAAGTGGCACTAATATCACATTAAAATATACTGGAAAATCCGGAGTTGATCACGATAATACAATAAAAAATGGGAAAATTGCTAATATACTTAAAAAGTTAAAAAAACGAAATAAGGGAAATTTATTTATTACCGAAGATGGAAAGCAAATTAAACCATATCAAGTAAATACATATTTATCTAAATTTAATATTACATCAAAAGATTTAAGAGGATATAAAGCAAATAAATTAATGCGAGAAAAATTATCTAAATTAAAGAAAACAAAAGATTTAAAAGAGATAAAAAAGAATTTTAATGAAACATTAAGAGATGTAGCAGCAATAATTCAACACACCCCAAGTATATTGCGTTCAGCATATTTATTACCAGAAATCGAAGAAACCTATTATAAATATGGTTCTATTGGTTATGTTAAAAAAATATAATATTAATTATCAGTATATTCATCAAACCAGTAATTAAAGTAATAATAGTCTGTTTTATTTATAACATATGTTTTATTTTTATATAATATTTTTATATATGAATTACTATCTTTATCAACATTAGCATCAACTACTTCTATTATACTTTTTTCTGGTAATAAAAAACGATTACCCATATTATCTAATACTAACAAATCATTTTTTAAATTTATATATTTTATATTACTTGGTTTGAACCAATTAGATAATATTTGAAAAAAATAATTATCTAATTTTAATTTATATGTATTATCTATATATCTATATTCAGAATCAGTATATAACTCTGATGTTAATTTACTTTTTTCTATCCAATTGAAATTTTTATAAACACCAAAATATTCTTCACCATTAAAGTCAAATGAAATAAATATATCAATATTAAGGTTAGCATTTTTATTTATTCTTAAAATTTTTAAATTTGTGTATGAATCAACATCTTCAAGGAACTGGTCATATTTTATTCCACCATATGTTCCTAATGAACTACCATTTAAATTCTTTAAAACTCCTTGTAGTGCATTAACAAACATAGGTGTTCTTGAATATGGGTCTGTATATGGTGAATCTTGATTACCATATATAGATAATGATGGGTCAACTGCAAACCCATATCCTGGACCCAATGAATGTGGACTAGCTCCACCCTGACTAAATTGATTGAAATCAGAATATGATTCTTTTAAAAAATTGAATTTATTAAATTTTAATACATTTTTCATATAGTATATATTAATTTTTTTTATTAAAAATATGATTTGATTGATTTATTTTTAATATATAAATAAAAAATAATATATAATGGATAATGAAAAATTAAATGCAGTAGTAAGTTATGATGGTGATGGTGAATTAATAAGTGATATTAGTTCTAGTAAACCATTAGATAAAATAAATACTGACAAAAAATCTAAAAAAGTATTAAAAAATAATACTAAGAAAAAATCAGATAAAAAAGATTTAAAAAACAATAAAGGAAAAACAGATAAAAAAACTAAAACAAAAAAATTAGATATTATTAAGGAAAAATTAGCCAATGAGATAAAATCAGATAAAGATATTTATACAGAAATTCAATTAAAAAATGATAATTTTATTTTAATATATAATAATGTAAAAATTTACGATAGTATTAGTGATAGTAAATCTATATTAATATTTAAAAAAGATGGATTCCAATTAAATAACAATGATTATTTATATCAAGGATTAAGTCTTAAATTTAAAAAATAAATATATAATGTTGAAAAATATAGTTAGTCAAACAGAATTTAAAAAGTTATTTGAAAATCAAAAAATTAGAGAAACTGTTTTATTTGATGGATTTCCAATAAATGAAAGTTTAGATTTTAGTAATAATACTGGATTTAGTACATCATTAGTTGGTAGAATAATAAATAAGACTTTTAGTTTTGCTGCTAAATATGTTGAATATGCAAAATTATCAAAATATGGTGATGAATTTAAATCTGAATTAGAAAAAGCATTGCAATATGCAAGTAGTCTTATTTCTGTTTCAAATAAATCTAAAACAACAACATCCACAACAACCACTACAACAGTTCAAGAAGAAGAAAAAACAACTATATCGAATATAGTATCAAGTGTAATATCTATTATAGTTTCTATGTCTATATCACATGGTAGATATTTACCTGGAATTGCAATAAAAACATTAAACTTAAATAATCAACAACAAGATGATTTAAAAGAAATTTATGATTTAGTAAGAGTTAATGAATTAAAGAAATTGGAAAAAATCAATAAAAATGAACCAATTGAGCAAAAGAATACGACAAAAGAACCAAAAACAGAAATTATTATGTTTAAAAAATCAAATAATATTGATGATAATATAAAAAATCAAATAATGTCTATAAAAACTATTGTTGATAAAATAAACCCATCTGAATTATCAGAAACAGATATTAATGCAATACCAACTATAATAAAAAACTTAGAGAATGAAAAAAATATTTTAAATTCTGATGAAAATAAAAAAACAGTTGATGGTTTATTAAATAAATTAAAAGCAATAATAAAAGATAAAGCTACGAATAATTTGAGTGATGAAGAATTTAAAACAAAAATCAAAGAATATGAAGATTTTTCTAATAAATATAATACATCATTGATAAAAATACTTCAAGATGAATTTTCTAAGGTATCAAATTGGTATAAAGAAGTAACAACTGATAAAGATGGTAATGAATTACAAGATATGAAAAATAAATATAAAAAATTATATCATAATATATCTATTAAACTTCACCCAGATAAGGTACAACACAATAGTGTTATCGAAAATCTATTGAATTTACAAGAAGTTAGAGAATTATTAAATTCACAAAATATTGTATTAGAAATGAGAAATATTATAGAGAATTATATGAAAGTTTTTGAGAAATATAATATGGTTTTTGAAGAGACAGCATTAGCTACAACTAATAATACAAATACTGCATTAGCTACAACTAATAATACAAATACTGCATTAGCTACAACTAATAATAAATCAGATGATAATACTGAATTAATTACGACAAAAACTAATGAGTTAATAAAATCCTTTTCGAAAGAACAAGAAGATGAAATTATATTATATTTTAATAATCGATCAAAAGACGAATCATTAAACATCAATATAAAAATAAATATTAGTGATAAGCCAGAAATTAAAGAGTTTTTCAAAAAGAAAAAAACTACAACAACAACTACAAAGACCACAACAACTCAAGGTGATGGTAGTAGTTCTGATAAAGATAATTATATTTGTGAAAATAAAGGACGAGATGCATTAAATGGTTTAAATGATGAAGAAAAAACCAAATTCATTAAATTAGCAATAGATAGTGTAAATAATGAAAGACTAAAAGTATTTGCACTGAAAGCTGAAATGTTATATAATAAAGAAAATTATAAATCAGCTAAACATGAAATATATTCTAGGGTTAATTTTAGTACAACACACCCAGATCAAGATAAAATTAAAAGTAAATGGTTGAAAATTTTAAGTACGGTTAAAGCAGAATATATGTGGTGTTTTTCAACTAATGGTACTTGGCCAAAAACACTAGATCCAATTGGACTCATCAATTCAGATGTTGCTATGAGGGAAAATTTTTCTGAATATGGTGCAAACGCTAAAACAATTTTACACAATAATGGGGGGATAATAGAAGATTCCGAGTCAGATGATAAAACCTTAAAAAATCTTAGATTATCAGATGGTATAGATATTAATGACAATGATAAACTTATGTTATTATTATTTGATAACGATAACTCTAAGCTTGGGCTTGTTGTAAAAAGCCATAGTATATCGAATTTTATAACATATAGTATTTATGGGTATATAATATACGATGAATTATTAACTGCATTAAATAAAAAATTTCCAGATTCTAATTCTAAAAAAGAATTAGAAGATATTAATGAAATAAAATCACTTATAAGTAGTGTACATATTAAACAATATAGTGATATAGATAACATTAAAACAGGAGATAAAGAAGTATTTAAAAAACAATTTACAACATTAGCAAATAATCAATCAGTAAAAAATAATATATTAATTCGAAATAATGAAAACACATTTGATGCAAATAAATTTACGGTAACATATGATAATAAAAAATTAAATATTGTAAAAATATTAAAAGATAAATCAAATAATTATCAATTTGAAAGTTTATCAGACAATTTTGATACTGTAACAGATTATAAAAACCATTTAAAAATATCAAAGGTGTATGGTATAAGTGATATTAAAGCGTGGAATAATATTATAGTTAAAAATAAAAATGCACAAATTGTGAAAATAATTGATAACATAAAAGATAAAATAGATATACTTATAAAAAAATAATATGATTTTAATGAAAAAATATAATGAATGGGTAAATATAGTAAATGAAGATGTAGCAATGGTTGGAGATTTAAAAATAACAAATAAAGATATAATTAATATGTTATTATATTCATCTAATATAATAGTGAAAAGTAGTAATAAACAATCTCAAGATACTAAACAACTACCACAAAATACAGTTGATAAACAAACACAAGATACTAAATCTATACAAAAGCATATTGATACTAAACAAGAACAAAAACCAGAACAAAAACCAGTAGTTAAAAATAAACAACCACAAGCTCAGTCTGATATTATGTCAACAGATAATAACAATACACAAGATAATAATACACAAGACGATAAACAATAAAAGGAAAGTATAATAAATATACTTCCCTTTAAAAAAAAAATTATACTAAAACAAATTATTCTTTATTTTGTGGCATATTAGTAATTGATTGAATATCTCTTAATACTGCAGCATTTTCATAATCTTCAATTTCAACACAATCTTCCATATCACAAATAATATTTTTATTATAATATGTATTTAATAACCAAGATAAATATAATACTTTATTATAATCTTCTTCACTATTAAAATAATAGAATAATTCTAATATTTCATTATATGGTAAGATAAAATTAGCTAAAATTTTATCATATTTTTTTTCAAAATCATACATTGTAGATAATGTATTAGCTAATTCAAAATCATTATTATTAATAGCATCGGATGTTTTTTCTAACAATTCTGCTAATTTAAATAGCTTTTTTGTTTGTGATTTTAAAGCATCATCAACATTTAAACTCTCAATATTTATATTATTTAAATCCATAGCTGTATTATTTAATTATTATAATGCAAAGATACATCTTTTTTTTTACATATACAAGAAAAAAATAATTATTTTTTTTCTTTTCTATACTTAGTATTTTATATATATAAATAAATAACACATTAATATGAAAACACTTAAAAAATATACAGATTTTTTAATAGAAAATGATAAAATTGATGCAGTAGAAAAAGAAATCTCTAATAATGTAGAAGAACATGATAAAAATAATGATATAGATAAACAAAAAGAAAATATATCAGATAATATTAATAAACAAGTAGATACAATAAATAAAAAGAAAGAATTAATCAAAACAAAAATAAATATGTTAACTGACCAAATATCAAATATTGATAACGATGATGATAAAAAACACGTACAAGATAATATTGAAAAACTTAAAAAAGATTTAGAAAAATTTGATACTGATGTTGAGAGAATCAATAATCAAAAAAAGATGGTACAAAAAATAGATAAAAATTAACAAAATAAATGGCTAGAGAGCAAGATTTTATAGATAAATTAAGTGATTTTACATCAAGTTTAGAAGATTTGGTTGATATTTTACAAGAACAACAAAAAAATTCACCAAGTGAAATTTTAAATAAGTTAGTCGATTCTTTTGATGGTGATGTATTAAACACTATTGCTACAGATATTAAAGAAATTAAAAAAGATGTTAAACAACTTAATACTAATTCGGAAAAAACATTAAAAGCAATTGATGGCATAAAAAGTTCAAACGAAACTGGTATGTTTGGTGAAATAGATGATACTAATAATAAAGAAAAAATAAAAGGTGCAGTAAATACCATTATTTTAATTGCTGGTGGTGTCTTAGCTATTGGTATGGCATTTAAATTAGTTGGTGATGTTGATTTTACATCTGTTGTTGCATTAGGTATGGGTATTATGTTTTCTGCATATGCTTTTTCACAAGTTGCATCTATAACAGATGATAAAGGAAAACCAATAGATCTCAAAAGAGCAGCTACAACTTCTGCGATAATGTTATTAATATCTGGGGCAATATTAATATCTGGGTTAATATTAAAAAATACACCAATATTAGGTGTACAAGAACTATTGACTATTGTTGGTATTGGTGCTGGATTAGGTTTAGCAACATATCTAATATTAAAAGCAGTAGGTAAGTTATCATTAAAACAAATAGCAATGGCTGGATTAGTCCCATTTATAATGCCAATGATTTCATATGCAATAGTATATTCAGCTAATATACTAACAGATATTCAAATAATTGATCCAAATAAAGCATTAAGTGCTATTATGGTTAGTGCAGCTATGATACCTATGGTATTTAGTTTTAGTATGATTGTTAAATCATTAAAGGGATCTGGTGTTAAAGAAATATTAATGGGTGGATTATCTTTGGTAATTATTGCCCTTGCAATAACAGTAGCATCACATATATTAAATTATGGGAAATATGAAAAATATCCGGATATTGCTTGGGCTAGTGGAGTTGGGTTATCTATTGTTGCTTTTTCAATTCCTATGATAATTTTAGGATTATTAGCACAAGCCGGTGTTGGTTTACCAGCATTAGCATTAGCAATGATTGCAATACCAATTGTTGTAGCTACATTAGTTGGAGCATCATTATTATTACCATATGGGACATATGAAAAATATCCATCATTTAGTTGGGCTGCTGGTGTAGGTTTAGCATTATTATCATTTAGTGTACCAATGTTAGCAATAGGTTTATTTGTTGCTGCATCATTTGGTTTAGGTTTAGGTGTTATAGCATTAGGTGGTGCTGCAATGGTTTTAATAGCACAAGCAATAGTGGATTCATCACACATATTAAAAAAAGGAGATTATAATAAATATCCAGGAATAGAATGGGCTGGTGGTGTTGGTGGCTCAATTGTAGCTTTTGCAATGGCATTAGCAATAAATACAGGTGTGAGTTTGATTAGTATGTTTACTGGTGGTCCAGATTTATTAACATTTATTAAAAATATTTCAAAAGCAATTGTATATGCTGGTCAGCAATTTTCAGATAATGATGTTGATTGGGGGGATAATGGGACATATCCAAGTAAAAAATGGGCAGGTGGTGTTGGTGATTCAATTGTAGCTTTTGCTAAGGCATTAGAAGCACAATCAAATTCTGGTGGGTGGTTTTCAGATAATGTTGATTTTGGATTATTTATAGAAACAACAACAGATGCAATAATTAAAGCTGGTAGACAATTTAATAACGCAAAAGATATTGATTGGAAAACAAATCACCCAGATAAAAAATGGGCAGATGGTGTTGGTGGGTCAGTACTATCTTTTGCTAATGCAATAAAATCATTAGTTGATGCAGATATAGATTTAGATGATGGTGGTGTAGAAGCAGTTAAATTGATGACTACTCTAAGTGCAGGTATAATTGATATAGGAAGTATTTTCAAAGGAAAAAAAGGATTATTTGCAGATGCTCCAACATCAGGTTGGTCAGATGGTATTATATCAATATTAAATGATATATCAAGTGATAAGGTAACAACATTATCAACCATAGTAAAAATATTTGAGGACATATCTAATATTGATTGGGAAAATATTATGCCAATAGATTTAGTTGCTAAATCTATTGATAATTTAATAATCATTCTTGATAAATTAAACGATAGAAAAATAGATAGCTTAATGAAATTGGGTGCTGGATTTCAATTAATTTCTCTTGTAGATAGTGATGGACTAGAAGATGTATTAGAAACAATAGATGATAAAACTAAAACATTAAAAGAAGTAGTAGATGATGGTGGTTTTATAAGAAATATATTAGATGATATATTTAATAATAAATCAGGTGATAAGAATGAAACAAGTATAAACAATTCGACAAAATCATCAAATGATAAAGAAGTTTATAATTATAATCCATTTGAAAATAGAGTAGTAACAGCAATAGAATCTATCTCAGATAATGTTGGATTAATGGTATTAAATAAAAATACCCCAACTACCGATGATATGGAAGCAGAAAATGTAAACGGTGAACCAAAATAAATACTTAGAATAAAAAAATAAACATATTTTTATTAATGACTATAATATAAAAAAATAATATATTATTATGTTTAATAAGTATAAATTAATGTTTTCATATATCAAATCATTAAAAGAAAATAGAGTTAAAATAAATAATTATTTTATAGAAAATAAAACTAAATTTAATTATAAAATACAAGAAATAAAAATAGATAAAATTCATAGGTTATATACTGTTTTAAATTTTCCAGAAAAAACTACAAAAAATATACAAAAATATGGTCATTTATATATAGATGAAGAAGTTAAAAAATTTATAAAAGAAATGAATAATCAACTTAAAGAAATTGGGTTGATGGAACTTGTAGCATTATCAAAAGCAGATGTTATTCAAAGTAATAAAGTATTAATTGTCATGGAATATAAATTTTTGAATATTGGTAAAATTGCTAAAAATATTATTATAATAATATTTAGCTTATTAATAATTATTTTTGGATATTTTTTAATATTTTAACAACTAAAAATTATTTTTTAATATAAATAAAAAAAAAACACATAAATTATGATAAATAGTCAATTTAAAGAATTAAACGTGGAAGAGCACTCAGATATTATAGATTTTTTCAATAATAGATTAGAAAAATTTGCTTTACCAATAGATATTAGATTCTTTTTTCAATCTAATTCTAAACAGAAAAAACAATTAATCAAAATATCAAAAATACCAGACCATTTTGTAGAAAAAATGCAAGCAGATTTAATAGTCCAAATAAATTTAGAATATTATGATGCATTTAGTACAAATAATGATCCAGAAATAGATGTTGAAAATATGAATGAAATATTATTTGATCAAGAAATAGATAAAATAACAGTAAATACAAAAAATAGTAAAATTTCTTTAAAATCAAATAGTATAAAAGCAAGTCCAGGAATTATTGAAAAATTTAATTATGAAGATGTTGTTAGAGCAGAAGAAATTGAAGCATTATATGAACAACAAAAAGCAAATAAAGAATAATAAATTATTAAAAAAAAAAATAAATAAATAAAATGGTAGAAAACAAAAACAACGAAACTATTGAAGCTGTTGATATAGTTGAAACAAATGATTCACTTGAAAATATACAAGAAGTTGGTCATGTTGAAGATCCACTAGATAAATTAGTTGATTTAGATTTTAAAGATGATGTAAATATAGAAGAATATTCTGAAGTAATACACTTATTGAATAGAGATTCATCAATATTAGAATTAGAAGAAGCAGATAATATTATAAATACTTTGGGTGAAAAATATGTTAATAAAGATTATTCAGCAGAAATTAATAAAGTAAAAAGTAATATAGATAATTTCTTTAAAAAATATGACACAGAAAATGGAGATTTAAAAAAATTATCAAATGTTGAAAGAACTAATATATATACTGTTGCAAATTTTTTAATTGCAAATTACAAAAATGTATTACAAAAATTAACATTCAAATTTGATTTAACTATAAAAGAATATAAATTTTTATCATCAGCATTAGAAAGAAAAATGCATTATAATGGTGCAGATATATTTAATGTTATAGATTTAAATGAATCATATTTAAAACCATGGAAAAAATATGTTGATACTTTACCAAAAGACCAAGAAAGTTTCCCTATTGATATTGATATTACAAGTATGGTGATGATTTATCATTTTTTACAAAAACATTCAGTAAAAGGTATTAGTGCAGAATTTTATGTTTTTGTGTCATTATTGAAAAAAATAGCAGATACTAATAAAATTTATAATGCATATAATGTGAAAGAAGAAAGATTAAAACAAACATTTTTACAATGGAATAATAATCTTGATGCATTAGATGAAATATAAAAAGGAATAAATAACAATAAAAAAGACACATTATAATAATGTGTCTTTTTTTAAAAATAATAAATAATATAATGGATAATAAAGCAGAAGAAATATTAAATACACTTCCACCACAAAAAGTAAGAGGATTTGAAATTGTTGAAGATGAATTTAGAAAACATGAACATCATAGTGTATTGTTACCCCTTAGAGGAACAAAGAAATCAGCAGGTTATGATTTTTATTCTAATGAAAATATAACTATACAACCAGGAGGAAAACACTTATTTTGGACAGATATTAAAGCATATATGTTACCAAGAGAAGTTTTAAGTGTATATGTAAGATCATCAATAGCCATAAAGAAAAATTTGACATTATGTAATCAAGTAGGAATAATTGATATGGATTATTTTTCTAATGAATCAAATGATGGTAATATTGGTATATGTTTAAGAAATGTAGGACAAGATGGAGTTATTATTGAAATGGGTGAACGTATAGCACAAGGAATATTTATGAGATTTTTAGAATCAGATAATTGTAATTCAGATGAAACTAGAACAGGTGGTATTGGTCATACTAATAAAAAACATTAACACCCAATATAATAAATTATAATAAAATAAATGAGCTTAAATATATAAGATTAAGAGAATATGATACATTAAATAACATTAAAATAATATATGTAGAAAATGATTTAGTATATCAAAAAGCTATATCTTGTGGAAAAGTAGAATTAAAAAATAATAATGTTATTGATATTATTGAAAAAATTTTTATTGATACAATAAATTGTATTATAACGAAACCAATAAAAACAACAAATTTTGAAAAATCTATTTTAATACAATTAAAAAAATTAAAAAACGAAAAACATTTAGAAAAGTTTATATTCATGCCATATAATATGGATATAAATAAATCAATATTACAAGACATAAATATAATTGAAAGTGTTTATTTAAATGATAATGAGGTTATTATTGGTGTTAAAGTTGATATAGATGATACTGGTATAATTTTACTTGGTAATACTACTTCTTTTGAAGGTGATGAAATAGAATTTGCTATAACAACACTTGGTTTTGAACCTCAATTACATTATAATAAAATAGTTCTTAATTGAAAATGATAGATAAAATAAATGATTTATCAAATAAAATATCAATTAATAGGAGATATGGGTGTGGTAATTTTTTGATAGTTAATCCGACAATCGCAGATGTTTTATTAGATTATGAAAAAACACAATTACGAATAAAAAAACTAAAAACAATATTATATGGTAGCAATAATTGTAGCAATGGGAGAAAATAATGTTATTGGTGATAAAAATAAATTATTGTGGACATTAAAAGATGATTTAAAGAGATTTAAAGAATTAACATTGAATAATATAGTAGTTATGGGGAAAAACACATACTACTCTCTACCATCATCTAAACCATTAAAAAATAGAATAAATATAGTTATCAGTAAATCTGAAAAAATATCTGGTGTAGAAATGGTATCATCAATTGATGATGCTGTTTTTACATATAAAAAATATAAAAAAGATGTTTATATTATTGGGGGTGAATCAATATATAAACAATTTATATCTATTGTGGATAAAATATATTTAACAGTAGTTGATACTACTTTAGATGGGGATACATATTTTCCAAAATTAAATAACAATGAATGGGACATTGAGACAATTAATACACATAAAAAAAATAAAAATAACGAATATTCATATATAAATTATATTTATCACAAAAAATTGCAATAAAAGTATTACCTTTGCAATATGGAAAGTGATATAATAAGTATTGAACCAAAACATACATACGTATTAAATGTAAATGATGTTTTTTTTGGTGAACCAGAATTTATTAATGGTCGTTGGAAAAACGATGAAAAATCAATAACCGAAGTTGGATATAATTTAAATGACTGTGATATAAACATAGCTACAATAGAAACAATATATTCAAAAGGAAAAATATTTAATATTAATAAAAAAATTTCATTAAAAAATATAGATTCTAGTAGAAAAAAATCAATATGGGTTGTGAAAAACAAAACAACAAGATCAGAGTTTAAAGGATTACACGACACAATACACGAAAGTATTATAATACAAGCATTTCGATTAAATGATAATAATGAAATTATAGAAAATGAAATTATAGAATTTTATATTGTTGGTGGAACAAACACAATAAGTAAAAAATTTGAAGTTATAGGTAAAGTTATAAATTGATTTTTTCTTTGGCTTCAATAGTTATATCCTTTAAATCATTAATAAAGTCATTATATATAGGTTCTAATAAATCCATTTCATCATATAATTTATCTATATTTTCATCATCCTTATCTCTAATAAACATATCCATTTCATATGGTATTTTATAATATCTATAAAAACCTTTAATATTTTTATCTAAATTTTCAGTATTTATTCCTAATTTTTTAAATTGTTTGATGTAATCACTCATTTGTTCTTTATCATATTCTGATATAAATGATGCATTATGAATAACTATATACTCAAAATGTGTTAATTTTGAATATTCGCTCCACTTTGTCATTAATTGGTTTATATCTTTATTAATTGTGATATAACCATTTTTTTCTGCTTTTTAAAAAAAAATAATCATATTATCTACATGATTCATATTAAAATAATTCTTTTTTTAAAATTTTTAAACATTGTTTTACTGCAAATTTAGTTCCACTCATAATATATTCATATAAACTAAATATATTTTCCTCTATTGGTGTTTTTGAAAACCAATTATTATTATTACATAATTCATCAATATCTGATTGATATAATAAATAAAAATCAAATATATCACCATCATCTACAAACCCAATCAAAATATTAGAATCTAAATCTTCACTACTTTTATTTATATAATTTTGTAAATTAACTAATTCATCTGAATTTTCAACTGATTTATCTAACAATGATAATATTCCTTTTTTTAATGACGAATATTCTTCTGATAATTTGTCAACAAATTTATCTTCTAAATTTTCATGTAAAAATTTTTTGTATTTCTTTGTATATTTTTCCATTTTTTATGATATTTTTTATTAAAAACCTTGTAACGTATAATCTGCACCCCCACCCCCAGGAGAATTACCTTGACCATTATTTCCAAAAACACTAGTATTTGTTAAATTATTTGTCATTTTGTTTATTTTATCGTTTGTTGATTTTTTTATTTTAATTTTTTGATTTTTTTTAACCCCTCTAAATTTCTTAATATATTTAACAGTTTTATTCGTTTTATCTGGAATTTGTTCTGAACTTGGTCCATCACCACCATCATATTTATTTTGTGGTGGATTAAAATCAAGTGATAAATTTGCTCCTTGGTTAATTGTGACATATTCAACCATAAAATCATTAAATGCTATAATATTTTTCATATACTATATATAAAAAAAAAATTATCATTATTTCCAAGCTGGACCAACATAAGCCCAATGCCACGGTTCAATTGGTTTCTTATTAGATTTTGCCCACTGTGGATTAACAATATGATATTTTTTTCCTTCTTTTTCTAAAAATTTAAATATATCACTATCAAATTTTATTTTACCACCAAAATTAGTTATATCACAACACAACCCCCAACCGTGACCAGATGTACCAGGTTTAGCAGCATAACCAGGTTTATATTTTTTAAAAAACGTATATTGTGTATTAAATGTTCTATAATGAGATGCATTTCCAGTTATATCTAATGGTTTACCAAATTTTTCTATAACTTCATCATTTAATTTAGAAAAAGCGATTGCAGCATTAGATTCCAAAAATATTGTTGCTTTTTTATTTTTTATTGTTAGAGTATCAACAGCAGCTAAATATTTTTGATCTATTTCACCATTTTTAATTATTGTGCCATCTTTTAATGTTTTTTTCTTTTGAAATTTTCTATCTTTGTCACTATAATTTGCAGCATTAATAGGGTTATTAGAGCTATCTGTTGTAAAATCTCCATATGTTTTATTTATTTTAACAGCACTAAAATCAGTTGACGATGATTTTGAACCATACCAAATATCACTATATGGATTACCTTCTGGATAATCTATTATTAATTCTTTTTTTGGAGTATTTTTCCTTTCATCAATTTTTTGATTCTTATCTATAATATATTTTTCTTGGTCACTTAACTCAATAGTGTCTATGTTTATTTTTGGTATTTCTTTAACAATTTCGTGTGAATCACCATACATAACACCATCTTTTACTTCACCTGATGCTGCACCTTCTGGTAATTTATCTTCTTCAGATGGTTTAGAATTTTCTACTTGTTTATTATCTTCTTCTCTATTTTTTTCTATTTTTTTCTTTAATTCGTTATTATCTTCACTTTCTAATATTTTTTTATCATTAATAGCTACATCATCATCTTGTGCTGGTGCATTTTTCCTATTTTCTGATTCATTATAACATGATCCATTATCAACAATTTTAACGTGTTTTGATAAAAATGTGCTTCTAAGTGCTTGATATTTTGATATTTGCATATCAACTTCTGGCTTTAATATAGGTGCAGAAAAATTACCAATTAATGATGATGGTTTTAATAATGCACTCATAAAATCATCAAACCATTCTAAAAAATGATCACCTAACATAGCACTTTCTGATGCATCATATCCACCCAAATTAAGTGTTTGGTCATTATCCTTTAAAATAATATTTATATCATCATTTGATATAGTCATTTTATTAAATTTATAATCCATAACTAAATTAGTATCATCAGAATATATTTGAGTTCTATGGTCTAATAATATTGCATAGAAATTCTTATATTCATCATCACTCAAATCATTTAATTTTTGTTGTAAATTTGTGTTATAATTTTCACTATAAATATATTTTGGATCATATATATTACCATTATTAAATACAATATTTACTAATTTACCAATAGCTGGAACACAAAAACTTTTACCATCTAAACTTCTTTGTGGTTCAGCCCATGGTATATGTTCTATTGGTAAATCATCAAATAGGGTTTGTACTCTAACTTTTATCCTACCTTTTCGTTTACTATCATTAACATCTTCAACAACACCAACGAATATTTTATTATTTAAATTTAATTTATTATCAAACATTATTTATATTATTTTTTATTAACTATATGTATCATTATTTTAACGTAATTTTTTTGTAATATCAGTTGCACTAAAAATATCATTTTCATCTAATAAGTCATTTTGTAAACTTGAAGCCAACCCCATAGTAAAGTTTTTTATTGATAATTTTCTAAAATCTGTTGAATATATATTCTCTGGGTATATTTTAGGTAGTTTTGTAGTATCTCGAACTTCACTAACAATTTCTGTTATTAATTGCCCTCTAATTTCATCAAATTTAGCTATTAATTCATTTTTACCGGTTTTTATATTCTTTTTCAATGTTTTTGTGACCATATCTTTCTTTTTATTAAAAAATTTATCAATAGGGTTTTCTTGTATTTCTGTTATTTTTTTTATTGTTTTCTTTTTATTTTTTAATGGTTTTTTAGTACCATTTTCAACCAAACTTAAATATTTATAATCATTATTGTGCTTCATATCAGCAAATGATACATCTCCAGTTCGATATAATCCAGATAAATTATGAGTATTTAATTCAACCAAATATTGTTTATCTATTAAATTTGATTTTAAAACTCTTGATACTGATTTATATTTTATTTTTATTTTAACATTATTCATATTTCCACTATTAAATGTTTCCCAACCACCAATAGAAATAGTATCTTCATGTGTTATCATACTATCATCAATCACAAAATTACAATCATATAATTTATAAACTAATGCTGTTTCTCCTGCATTTGGTATCATTTTAATAAATTTTTCTCGTTTGTTGTCATTATCTGGGTCATATGTTGGGTTTTCTACCTTAAAATCTCTAATATCAGATATTTTTACATACATATTAAATCTTAATGCATTTTCTGGTATAACTTCTCTTTTATTTTTAAAATCATATAATAAGTTTTTATATAATTCTATTAAATATTGTGTTCTCAATGACACATCTTCATTTAATGTTATTTCTAAAATATCATCACCATATTTTATTATTGGTTTATTTAGTTTTTGTAAACCAGTAATAGTTTGAATATAATATTTTTTATTTGTATTATTTGATGCTGGTAATGTTTGAAATATTGAAGTAAGTTGATTTAAAAAGGTGAATAATATATTTTCTCTTTGAGCAATTTCAGTTATATTATGATATTTTTGAATAAATTTTAAAGCAGTTGATGCTTGTCCAATATCAAATCCTTGATCAAAATTAAACATTGATGATTCAGTTTTATCAATCATTAAATTAAACCCCAAATATGTTGGGTCTTGATATTCATCAATACTATATAAGAAATCAAATAATGTATCATTTGGCCATTTTTCTTTTATATTTTCTTTATCAATTGAATCTTCAACAACATATTCATATAATTTATCATCTTTAATATCTTTCCAATAATGTGGAGTTTCTTTTATATTTTTTTTACTTTCTTCAAATTTTTTAATTTCAACTAATTTGTGGTCTAAGTAATTTTCTAAATACCCTATTTCTTTTTTTTCAGGCTCAATGAAATCAACATTTGAATATGGTTTAATTACGATTGGTTTAGGTAATACCATCTTATTATCTACACCAATACTACTTATTGGTTTAGGTTCGATTTTAGGAATATCTGTATTACCATAAAGATCCTTATTTATTTTATCTTTTAATTCTTTCTTCATATCTTCATATGGTCCCATAATATATTTATTCTTTTTTATTTCTAGGGAATGTATATTCCTCAGTTAATTCTCTCTTTATTAATGTTATTTCTTGGTTATTTCCATTTTTATCAAATATGAAATTTATTGCTGTGATTAACCATTCACCTGACAATTTATGTATTATCTTTGATTTTTTATCACCATCAACATCTGTTGTTATATCATATTCTTTTATATTACCACCCTTAACTTTAGTTACTTTATTTTCTTTATCTGTATTGGTGTTATTATATAATTCTAATAACACTTTTTGGAATCTATATAACCCATAATTTGGTTTTTTCAGTTTAATAACCATCTTTAAATTTTGAGTAAAATATAAGTTATTTCTATTTTGTAATTTGCTATATAAATAGTTTTCATGAACATTATCAATATCTATTTTTCCTAACCATACTGTTTTTATTGATTTATCATATAATGTGGTGTCTTCTATATATGGGTTTCCTTTTAATGGTATTTTATTATCACTATCAGTAATAGAATCAATATTATATTTTGTAATATCATTTTTTGATTTATTAAATATATTATATTTATATCTATATCCCAAGTTTATGTTATTTTTTGTTGAGTCTTGAATAATATTATATTTAGATATATACATATTTGTTGATGTATTATTATCGTGATTAGTTAATATAAGTGGAACTGGTTCATTAGATTCAGTTGTTTTAGTTATTTGTTCTGCTTCATCAATATTCATCTGTTCTGATATATTAGAATTTATTTGTTTATTTATATCAATATAATTAAAGTTATAATAGAAATCAATATACCCAAATAAATATGTAGTATCATCTATATATGAATGTTCTATTATATTTTTTATAAATTCTAATCTTATTTCACTGGGGTTTAACCAAACCATTTTATCATTAGTGTCAGATATATTAGAAGAAAATCCTAATTCCATATCTTTTGATAATTCGTCTAATGTATTATAACTACTATTATCATAACTCTCAATATTATATAGAAATAAGCCATTTATGTTTATTATCCCAACTAATTTTATTTTTTGTTTATTATTTTCTTCGGTTATTATTTTAACTTCGGTTACTTTGAAATCCATTCTAATATCCATCAATATTGATGATGTTGATTTTTTAAAAACAGATATAATACTTTCATCTGGTAAATATTTTTTCATTATAATTTCATTTGTAGCATCATAAAATTCTAACTCAATCATAGGGTATATTTTATTGTTATATATTTTTAATAAGTTAATATTTGAACTATCAATATTTTGTTTATTAATATAAACAATTGGCATAATACCTACTTCATCTTTTTGATCTTCTGCGTGTTCATCAGATACATCATCAGAATAATTATATTCTAATTCAATTGTTTTAATATTTGCTCGATGTTTTATTTCTATCATGATAATCTATTATTAATTTTGATTTTATTGTTTTTAGTGTCTAGTATAATTGTTTCTAATGATTTTGGTTTTATTGTTGGTGGTACTTTAACAATTCTATCTGGATCAATACGAGTATTTTTATTTGGTTTACTTAATGTTTCAGCTATATTATCTAATTCTAATTCAAGTTTTTTTAATATAGATATAACATTTATTTTTAAATAATATATTGTATCTCCTTTTTTAATATTCCAAATATTTATTATATTATTTAATTGCATCAATTCTTCGATGTACCCATTAGAACCATAAATTCTTTTTGATACTAAATCTAATCTCATATTTTCATCTTCGGTTACGAATGTTAAAAATTTTTGTTCCGTGTTATTATCTATATAAGTTTGTGAAAATAAATCATATAAATTATTTTGTGATTTATCTCTCTTAATATTTTTTAATGTAAAACTACTCATATTTTATTATTTATTTTTTGGGGTAGATACTCTTGTTTCTGACATAAATTTACTATTACCAGAACCTTCATTTTTCCTATAAATATTCGTTGTTGACATTTCTTGTTTCCTCTTTTTATCATATACTCTATTATATCCATTATTAAACATCCCAAATATTTCTTGTGCACCTAATGGTCTACCTAATTCAACAGTTGTATTGACATCTATTTTTTTTGGCATATCATTATAAGATAAATCATTTTTAAATTTAACATCTATTTTTTTCACAACTATATTTCCTAATGATACAAACGGTGAATATGGATTACCAATAGTTAAATGCCACGGTGTTGTGTTTTCACCAGTCATTGCACCCATACCAGCACGAAGTGGCCATTTCCATTTTGCTGTTGTAGATGCTAATATTGTTTTTATAAAATCAGATTTCATAATATCATCAATCAACCCAATACCAGTTTCAGTTACTGTTTCATTTGATGTCGTTGAATTTAGTGTTTCTCCTTCTGAATCACCAGTCACACCACTTATACTATTAGTATCGTCAGTAGATACTAATGAAGATAATTCATCACCTATGGTATTCAATAACATTTTTATTGCTTTAAAAAAAGCATCAATTAATTCAATTATAAAATGTAACCATAATGTTCCACTATTACCAACATCACCTGCTTGTCTTAAACTCTTAAATATTTCTGCGTTTTTATTTGCAATATAAACTACATCACTTGTTCCCATTTTTGTTAAATTTCCTAAAATATCTAACATTGCTGATCCTGGATCAACTTCACCAATAAACTTTTGCTCAAATGATGTTTTTAATGTAACTGCAATAGATGATGATAAATTGTAACCTATTGCATTTGGGTCACCACCAACTCTTGTTGCAGCAACATCTAATACATTTGGATTACCAAATGGTATTTCATCAGATGTAAAATTACTAGCACCCATAGTATGTAAAAATGCCATTAACATACCTTGTCCCCAACCAGGAACAGATAATACTTTATCTGACTTCATACCAAATTCAGCTTTCAACATTTTTGTTAATACTTCATCAATTCTATCTTTTTGTGTTGTCCAACCTTCATTGAAATCAACACCAAAAAAATCATTATCCCCTGGTGGTATCCAACCAATTAATGTAGCGATTGGATATGGTGGATTTGAATCTTTATCCCAATCTAATAGATTATCTGGTACAACATCATATTCTCTAAATCTTCTTAATATCCACAATCTATTTATTGGATATACCCCTAAATCACTAAGATATGCAAAATCAGCAGAATCAATATGAACAGCTTCAAATTTAGGTAAACTAAAATCATTTAATAATTTTATATAGGGATTCCCATTATTTTCTTGTGAATATATTGTATCTTTATAATAATTTTTTAAATCACGGTTAGTGTCTGAATTTTTAAAAACTGTTACTATTTTTGGATCTTTTTGGTCTGGTGATAAATTAACAGTACCATCATTTGAAATATCTAATGTACCTTGTAATTGATTCCAAATATTATCTCTATCATTATTATTATAAAAAAATGGTATAGATGTTAAAAAATTTAGTTCACAACTATATCCATCTCTTGCATATGCTCCCATATATATATGTTTTTATTTTATATATAAAAAAACACCACATCAAATTTATTTTTTTTTAATAATCTTTAATGATTTGACTAGATGTGAAATTATTTAGATTATCATATATATCATCTAATATATCTACATCATTCACAAATTCATCATAAAACAATAAAATATTAAAATCTATTTCAAAATCAATCGAATCTTTTAATTTAAATAGTTGTTTTAATTTTATATCATTTGCATTAAAATCTGGAATATAATATATATCTTTTCCTTTTTTTAATGCGTGATTTATTCTAGTATATACCATTAAATTAAAATAATCTTTATGTTTTGATGTTTCAATATCATATTCTAACATTAATTCATTAATGTCAACTATAACTTTATTTCTTATTCTATTTATTTTAATGTATTTATCAAATTTTCTTCTAGTTTTTGTTAGGGTAATATAAAAATTCATCTATATATTTTAATTATTTTTTAAACAAAAATATTTTTTTGTCTATAATGCTTTTTAAAAACTTATATATATATAAATTACAGTCCAAATATATTATATAGTATTTTTTTTTTTATATCAATAAACAAAAAATAAAATATTACTATCTTATATATGAAGAAAGATATAATTTATAAACAAGATAATTTAAAAGTAATGAAATTAATAGATGATAATTCTATTGATTTAATCTATTCTGATGTTTTATATGGTACAAATAGTAAAGATATAGAAGATTATGATGATACTATATTTAAATCTCCAAAAGATGCAGTAGATTTTTATAAACCAAGGTTTAAAGAAATGTATAGAATATTAAAAAATGATGGTTCAATATATATTCATTGTGATTGGCACTTATCACATTATTTGAAAATAATGTTAGATAATATTTTTGGTTATGATAATTTTAAGAATGATATTATTAGACAAGCAACTAATGCTAAAAACAATTCTAAAAATTGGGTAGAATTTATGATAATATTTTATATTATACTAAAAGTAAAAATGATTACACTTGGAATTTTATTCAAGAACAAAAATCTGAAGCAGAATTAATAAAACAATATAACAAAATTGATGATGGTGGGCGAAGATATACTACAATCCCACTTCACGCTAAAGGAGAATCAAATGGAATAACTGGAAAAGATTGGGTTCACCCAACAAGAGGAATAATTAAAATTATTCCTGGTAGACATTGGGCGACAACCCCAGATAAACTAATGTTTTTAGATGATAGTGGACAAATAGAATGGAGTAAAAACAATAACCCTAGAAAAATTCAATATGCTGATGATTATGATTCTAAATATATACAAAATATTTGGGATTTGAAATCAATTGGTACAAGAAAAAGTTATATTAATAAAGGTGGATTATTATATGATACACAAAAACCATATGATTTATTGAAAAGAATAATTCTACAATCATCTAATGAAGAAGATACTATATTTGATGCTTTTGTTGGTTCTGGTACAACAATGGAAGTAGCAAGAGATAATAATAGATATTATATTGGTTGTGATATTACTGATAAATCTATGGATATATGTAAAAAGAAAAATTTAAATGTTAGGTTATAATATAAACTTTTTTTTTTTAATGTCTAAAAAATATAAGATTTATATCTTAAAAAAATAATTTAAATACATGGCGAAAAAAAAATCTACTTTTTCATTTGCTAATATGCATACTGCAATGGAAACAATTTCCAAAAAAACAGCAATACTTATTGACACTGAAAAAAAAGAAAGAACCTTTTTAGATACTGGTATATATATGTTAAATGCATTACTTGCGAAATCAATAAAAAAAGGTGGTGTGTCAGATAATAGATTTACTGTATTTGCTGGTCCAGAAGCAGTTGGTAAATCGTATATTTGTTATAATTTAGCAAGAAATGCACAAGAAAAAGGTGTTAAAGTAATTTATATTGATACTGAATTTTCAATTGAATTATCAGAATTAGAAGATTTTGGTATTGATGTATCACCAGAAAATTTTATGTTAATTAGATCAAACAAAGTAGAAGATATTAAGTTTATGATGTCTCAATTTTTGGATACATTAAAAACAGCAAAAATGAATGGTGATGAAATAGTACCCACAATTGTTTTCCTTGATTCTATTGGTCAGTTAGCATCAAATAAAGAAGTTGAAGATGCTGTTAGTGGAAAAAATAAAGCAGATATGTCTAGGGCAAAAGCAATCAAATCATTATTTAGAATAATAAATGCAGATTTAGGATTTTTAAATATACCATTAATTGCAACTAATCATATTTATATGAGTATGGATTTGTTCCCAAAAGCAATTCAATCAGGAGGAAAGGGTGTTGATTATTCAGCATCAACTATTGTTTATTTAACAAAAGCACAACTTAAAACTGGAGAAGAAGATGAATTAGATTTAAATTCGTCTGGTATTTTAGTTACAGCATTAGCTAGAAAAAATAGAAATGCAAAACCTAAAAAAATCAAATTTGAAATAAACCACACAACTGGAACAAATAAGTTTAGAGGATTAGAATATTTTTGTACTCCAGAAAATTTTGATAAAGTTGGTATCGCTAAGGTTAAAAAAACAGTTGATAAAAAAAGTGGTGAATTAACATATACACCAGGTGGTACAAAATGGTATGTTAAACATTTAGATAAAAGTTTTTATGAAAAACAGTTATTTGTTTCAAGAATATTTACAGATGATGTTTTAGATGCATTAGAACCAATCATATATAAATATTTTTCATATGCATCTAGAGATGAAATTGAAAAAATAGCAGAAGAAATGGATAATAAATATAATGATTTTGAACAAGATGATGATTTCGATTTAGATGATACAGCACTATTTGATTAATTAAATTTAATATTTAATGAATAATTTAAAAAAAAAGCTAAAATATATATATTTTTAGCTTTTTTTATTTATATATAGTTATATGATAACAAATTTTAAAATATATGAAAATAAAGAAGATACTTTAAACATAATATTAGATAAAATAAACAATATTGGTAAATCATCGTTAAGTGACGATGAAATTAATTTCTTAGATAATTATCCAAATGCTGATTTAAAAAGAGAAGAAGATATTAAACCACAAGAATCAAACAGAAAACAATATTCTCATAATGATTTTTTATTCGAATTGGATAATTTAGATACTAACCATATAGATAAAATAATAACAATTAGTGGTTATGTTATTTTTCCAAATGATATACGACTTTATGGTGAAATAATATTAAACGTAAAAACACACGTTGCTAATGTTAATTTTGAAGATGATGAAGGAAAAACACCATATGATTATTGTGAGGGATTTGAATATGAATTTGATGATTTTTTACATCAAACAATACAAGATATTTTAAAAAAATAAATATAATATAAACAATAATATGAAGAACTATTTAGAAAAATTAATAAAAATAATTAAGAAATCAATAATTTCTCCTGATGGTAAAGAAAGCTCAACAAGAATTGGGTCATATTTTTTACTATTATTGATAGTAATCATGATTATTATTTTTTCTGGTATAGAGTTATATCATGCATATATTAATAAGGGTGTAATATCAAATGAAAGTATAATAATATTTGGTATGATTTTAACACACCATTTAGCTTTACAGGGAATTAATAAACACCACGAATCAAAAAATATAAATAAATCAACTAAACCAAACAAAATAATATAAAAATAAATAGTATTTATAAAAACTAAAATTTAATATTAGCTACATATATTATAAAAAAAACTTATAATATGGCAGAAAAAATTAATGTTGGTTTAGAAAAAGTATTTTTTAAATATATTTTAGATAATCCTGAACAATTTTATAAAGTTGAAAATTATTTTTTTACAAATGATGATATACAATTTATATACACAGTAACTAGAGATGAATACATAGTTTCTAAAAAAGTTCCTACACCACAGCAAATTTTAGCTATGGTTAAATTACACGATATAGATAAAAATACCTCTGATAAAATAGTAAAAACAATCTTAAAAGGTAATAATGATGCATATGAAGAAGATTGGATAAATATTAGGTTTAAAGCTTGGAAATTATCAAAAACAACACAAAATAATATCATGAAATCTATTGATTATGTCAGAGGTTTAGATGAAATTGATTTTGATCAAGTTAGTGAAGTTTCAGCAAAAATTATACAATTATTTAATGAATCAAAAATGATTTCTGATGATGATGATGATTTAGGTGATGATTTTGATGATCCAGATAACCACAAAGTAACAGAATCAAATAAGAAAATGTCAACTGGTTGGCCATCCATAGATAAAATCACAAGTGGTGGGTGGGACCAAGCATCACTAAATGTTTTGATGGGAGAAACATCAGTTGGAAAAAGTATGTGGATGCAAAATATTGCAGTAAATGCAGCAGATCAAGGAGCAAATGTGTTATTTGTTACATTAGAGATGGCATCACAAAAATGTATGAGAAGAATGGGTTCTATGAGATTAAAGATACCTATTGATAATTATGATGAAAAAGCAAAGGATTCAATTTATATGAAAAATAAAATAAATTCTTTGAAAATGAAAAATGGTGGTATGTTTAAGGCAAAACCAGGTAAAATAATAGTTAAAAAATATGATACTGGGTCAATGACTGTTACTGATTTAGATAACTTTGTAACTAAATTTGAAGAAAGAAAGGGTATTAAAATAAATATGGTAATTGTAGATTATGTTAATATTATGGGTTTAGAAAAAGGGTTAGATTTTTCTAATATGTTATTTTTAAAAGGTAAACATTTAGCAGAAGGATTAAGATATATTGCTGATAAGCATAATGTAGTTATGATTACAGCAACACAGACAGATAAAGCTATTTGGGGTGGTAATGATATAGATTTAAAAAATGTTCCAGAGTCAAAAGCATTAGCAGAAACTGCGGATACTTTTTGGGGGATTATTAGAAACCCAGAAATGAAAAAAAATAATTTATATAGATTAAAAATATTAAAATTAAGAGATGGAGAAAACGCAGGTGAACAAGTAAAATTTGATTTTAATCAAAATTTTCTTAATATGGAAAACGATGATTTTATTGGTATTGTTTAATATCTAATCAGAAAAAAATAAATAAATAAATAAATATGTCAAACAATAAATTAAATGAAATAGAAAACACAGAAAATACGGAAAATATAGAAAATATAGAAAATACAGAAAATACAGAAAATACAGAAAATATAGTAAAAATAGAAGTGTTGGGAGATATAGAAGAAGAATTATTAGAAGAAGAATTTATTGAAAATAATGAAGATAATAATTCTAAAAATAATAATGTTATTGAAAATGAAGATAATGATTTTGAAATTATGTTTAAAAAAACAGCAAATAAACATAAATTAGAAGGAACTCACGCATTAAAAAGAGATACAATAATATTAGGGAAAAAAGAAGAAGAAGAAAATGATAATTTACACGAAACAACAGACTTTTTTAATAATACATTTGAAATAGAAAAAGGTACTAATTTTGATTATGAAACACACAACAATGAAGATTATATTTATAAAAAAGAATTAACCCAAGATATTTATGATATATTAGATAACCAAACAGATATTAAATTTTTAGAAAATAGAAGAAAACCAAACAAATTAACATTTAATAAATATTATGATATGTGTATTAGTGAATTAAGTATCAAATACACCAAGTCAGAAATATTTGTGGAGCTTTCATATTATTTTACAGATAAAATTTTTAATATGTTTAAATTACTAAATAAGAAAAATGCATCAGGGATAATTAAGGAATTAAAAGATAAAGGATTTTTAAATGATATACAAAATATAAACTTTATTTAAAAAATAACATATAAGAAAAAAAGAAAAAAATAAAAACACTATGAGTGAAGTAACAAAAATAAAAGAAAATGTTTATACAAGAGAAGAAGCATTTAATAAAACATTAGAGTATTTTAAGGGTGATGAATTAGCAACAAATGTTTGGATAAATAAATATGCATTGAAAGATTCATTAGGTAATTTATATGAGTTAACACCAAAAGATATGCACAATAGACTTGCCAAAGAATTGTCCAGAATAGAAAAAAAATATAAAAACCCTAAATCAGAAGAAGAGATATTTAATATATTAAAAGATTTTAAATATATTATTCCTCAAGGTGGACCAATGAGTGGAATTGGTAACAATAAACAAATTGTATCATTATCAAATTGTTTTGTTGTTGGTCATGAATATGATTCATATGGATCTGTTATGAAAGTAGATGAAGAACAAGTACAATTAATGAAAAGACGTGGTGGAGTTGGTCATGATTTATCACACATAAGACCAAGTGGTTCAATTGTTAGAAATTCAGCATTAACATCAACTGGTTTGGTTTCATTTATGGAACGATATTCAAATTCAACAAGAGAAGTTGGTCAAGATGGTAGACGTGGTGCATTAATGTTAAGTTGTGATGTTAGACATCCAGATTCAAAGTTGTTTATGGATGCAAAAATGGAAGAGGGTAAAGTAACTGGTGCAAATATATCTTTAAAAATAAATGATGATTTTATGGAGTCTGTTATTAATGATACTACATTTGAACAGATGTATCCAATTAATTCTAAAAACCCAGTAGTTAGCTTTAAAACAGATGCTAAACCATTTTTTAATAAAATTGTACATAATGCTTGGAAATCTGCTGAACCTGGAATTTTATTTTGGGATACAGTAATAAATGAATCTGTATCTGATTGTTATGCAGATCATGGATTTAAAACTGTTAGCACAAATCCGTGTGGTGAAATTCCATTACCACCATATGATTCATGTAGATTATTGGCTATAAATTTATTTTCATATGTTATTGACCCATTTACAAAAAATGCTAAATTTAATTATAAACTATTTAAAGAACATTCAGCGTGGGCACAGCGAATTATGGATGATATAGTTGATTTAGAGATAGAAAAAATAGAGAAAATTTTGGAAAAAATAAATTCTGATCCTGAACCATTAAATATTAAAACCGTAGAAATTGAATTATGGAAAAATATGATTGATATGGCAAAAAAAGGAAGAAGAACCGGTATAGGTATTACTGCTGAGGGTGATATGTTAGCTGCAATGAATTTAACATATGGTACAAAAAAAGCATCAAATTTTTCTACTGAAATACATAAAATATTAGCAATAGAAGTATATAAATCTAGTTGTAAATTAGCACAAGATAGAGGTTCATTTACGATATGGGATAATGAAAAAGAAATCGGAAATCCATTCATTGAACGATTAGCTGAAGCAGATGAAGAGTTAAAAGAGTTATTAAAATTTGGTAGAAGAAATATATCATTATTAACAATTGCACCAACTGGGTCAGTATCATTAATGACACAAACAACTTCTGGTATTGAACCAGCATTTCTTGTTGCATATAAAAGAAGAAGAAAAATAAATCCAAATGATAAAAATATTAGAATTGATTTTGTAGATGAAAATAATGATTCTTGGGAAGAATATACTGTTGTTCATCATAAATTTAAATTATGGATGAAAGTGAATGGGTATGATATAAGCGATATGAATAAATATACCAATGATGATTTAAATGAATTAGTTAAAGAATCACCATATTATAATGCAACATCAAATGATATTGATTGGGTTGAAAAAGTAAAGATGCAAGGACAAATTCAAAAATGGGTTGATCATTCAATTTCTGTTACCGTTAATTTACCAAAAGAAGCTACGGAAGAAATCGTTGGGAATGTTTATAAAACAGCATGGGAATCAAAATGTAAAGGAGTCACTGTTTATAGAGATGGTAGTCGTACAGGAGTTTTGGTATCTGATAAGAAAAATGAAAAATCTGTTAATGAAATAATTAAAGAAAATAATGCACCAAAAAGACCTAAAAAATTAAAGTGTGAAATTTTAAGATTTCAAAATAATAAAGAAAAATGGATTGGATTTGTTGGTTTATTGAATGATTCCCCATATGAAACATTTACTGGATTAATAGATGCAATTTCTATACCTAATTATATTGAAAGTGGTTTTATTGTAAGAAATAAAGAAAAAAATGGTAAATCAAGATATGATTTTGAATATGTTGACAGAGATGGATATGAGCAAATATATAAAGGGTTGTCAAGAGCATTCAATAAAGAATATTGGAATTATGCTAAATTGATTTCTGGTGTAATTAGACATGGTATGCCATTACCAAATGTTATTAACTTAATTGATTCATTAGAAATACCAGATACAATAGTATCGTGGAAAAGTGGGATAAAAAGAATGTTAAAACCATATATTTTAGATGATGCTGATACCAGAGATAAAGTGTGCCCAATGTGTGGTAATAAATTATCATATACTGATGGTTGTTTAACTTGCTTAGATACCAAAGAAAAAGAAGGTTGCGGATGGTCAAAATGTGGATAATATATAAAGTTCTATAATATATTAATTTGAACACCATTAATAATATATATATATAATGTGTTGATTATTATAATCAAAAAAATAAAAACAATAAATATGGAATTAGAAGATTTATATGAACAATTAGAAGAACAATTTAAAATTGTAAGAGAAAGGCATAAAAAATTCAATGATATTGGTAATAAAACTGCGGAAGCAGATGTGAGAATAGCATTGGGTGTTATTAAAAAATTAGTTCCACGATATAGATCAGAATCAGTAAAAGTGGTTAAATCTATGAAAAAATAGATAAACTCATAAAAATAAAAAAGAGAAAATAATAAT